ATTAATAAAATTAGACGTAATTCGGGCAGATTCTGACATTGACGATTTTGTGCATTTTAATGCCTCTTGTTCTTCTTCTTGCGTTAAAAGCCAATATTTAGATTTGTCAATGTTCCTACGTCTGGCAGTTGATATCAACCATTGTTTTTCGATGCTGCTTGATGTAATAATGCCTTTTTCGACGAGGTTACTATCAATTAATTCGCACTCCGCTATTCGGTAAATTACTTCAATGACTCTATCTACTTTAGTAAGGTTTTGTCCCCTTATATCTCGAAAAATAAGCCTAGCAAGAGACTGTACGCTTATTTCGAGATAGTAACCTTCTTGGTACACTAAAGTCAGAATTCGCAGGTATACAACTATTCCTAGATAACCCACTTCCATTATTAATTCTTGAATTTTTGGGTCATCAAAAAATTTTACATCTAAAGGAAAATACGATAGACCCTTTTTAAATGGTCTAGCCATAACAACTCCTACAAATAATTTTTACCAAAGATTTTTATAAAATCATTTGTTGTTTTATTGTTTTTCTCAAGCCACACATTTTCAGCTAAATTTTTAAGTTCATTATCTAATTTTTTATTAAAATGAGCTCCATTTTTTGTTCCAACATGATGATTAAAACATAACCATATTTTAAGTCCATGTTCTTCACTTAATTGTCGACAACCTTTGCCAAAAAAAATATGATGACATTGTAATTTTTTTTTAGTTTTGCAAATAAAACATTCTTTTTCGTTTTGTATAATACTATTCATATTTTGTTTGCTCCAATTCTCTTTGTATTTGATTTTCTAAAATTCTAATTTGTAATTTTAGACTATTTATATTCTCTTGATTAGCATTGTAAACAACTTCTGCGACATCTCTTTTAAAACGTAAATTAGCAACTTCTTTAATTCCATAAATGACTGTAGAAATCATAGAGACAGGCATTTTAGAATCCCTTAATTTTAAAGCTTCTTGGGAAAGCAGAATTTTATAATTGTATTCTGCTTCCGCAAGATTAGTTCCATTGCTTCTCAGTAATAAAACAGATGCATTCAATTCTCGAATTTTAATTTGTAATTCATTATATAATTCCATTCTTACCTCCTAAAAAGGAAGATCCAAATCTGAAATTTCAAATTTTTTTAAATCTGCCTGTTCCCTTTGCTGAACATTTTGTGGTTGTTGTTCTTTTTTAACTGTTTCTAACAATGTAATAGATTCCACAAGCAATTCGCTAACATAATGCTTATTTCCTAAATTATCATTATATGTTCTTGTTTGCCAACATCCTTGTAAAGCAATCTTTGTTCCTTTACAACAAAATCTATTTAATAATTCTGCTTGTGCTCCAAAAGCAACAATATTAACAAAATCACTTTCATATTCACCATCTTTGTTTTTAAATTTTCTTTTTACTGCAATAGTATTGTTATAAACACTACTTCCTGTTATTTCTATTTTTTTGTAATCTCCGTTTTTGCAAAAATTACCTATTAAAATAACTAAATTCATTTTATCTTCCTTTCATGATATTCTTTTATCAAATCAAGCCCAAATTTGGCATTTATTGGAATTTCTACATATTTCCTTACATCATTTCGCAAGTATATTGCACGCAGGAATTTGGGCTCTTTTTCGTATGAATAAATAAAACCTAATCTGTATAAATTTAATTGATAGGTTAGATATTCTTTGTCAAGAACTGCTGTTCTTTTAATGTCTCCGATTCCTAGTTCTTCATTTTCTTCTAGAACTAAATCTAGCCGCCCACAAATAAACAAATCTTCATAAGGTACAATAACTGGTAGTTCGTTTTCTAATGCTTTAAATTTATACTTATCTTTCAAAAAAAGATAATTTCTAAATTCTTTTAAATATTCACTTTCAAGTCCATATTTTTCAAAAACTTCAATTGCATTATGAAGTTCATTACCTTTTTTTGCAGCAGCTTTTAATACATTTTCATCGACATCTTTATACTTATTTGGAAATTTAAGTTTTATTAATTGCGTTACGGAAATACACTTTTTCCCATCGCAAAAATAAGAGTGAGTTTTATCATCATAAGTTAACTCATGATCTTTTATTACCCATTTTTCCATTATTTAATTTTTATCCTAATTGATGGCTTTACAAGATTTATATTTATATATTTGTTATATAAATCTTCATAATTTTTTTTAAAATTTTTACTATCAAAAGATTCTCTTGTTGTTGCTCCAACATAAGTAATAGATAGCAAATCGTTTTCTAATTTTAAAATGCCATTATCTTCCATTGATTTTAAAATAGCCTCTTTTAAGGCTTTTTCTTGTTCTTCGATCTTCTTTACTTGCTTTTCAAATTTAACAAGTTTCTTGACGATTTCTTCCGATAAATTTCCATCTTTTATAATTGATAATTCCATTATTTTATTACTCCTTTTTCTCGCATTTTGTCTAAAATTACATTTGCTTGTTCTTCAGTCAATTCGTTTAGAGCATTGACTTTGCACAAATTGATTGCCCAATTTCTTATTGTTTCATTTTGGGCAAGTAATATTTGCAATTGATGCTCATTAATATTTTTTGGTACAGGTTTAAAATTTGGCAAATTGTATGGATTATTTGTATCATCAATATTTTTTGGTTCTTGTTTGATTTGAACCTTTTTTGTATTCATATTTTCATCAGGTGTTTCTTTTTCTGGATCATCTCCTGTAGCTACCATAAATGTGTTCGCCAAATAATACTTTAAAGCACCTGTATAAGCTTTATAACCTGCTTTATCTCCTTTATCTATCCCCTCTCCTGTTATACAAGTTTTTTCGTAAAAGCCTGTTTCGCAATCAAATAAAGTAAATTCTAGTCTTGGCATTCTGCCATTAGACTGTTTCGCACTTCCTTCAAATGTGTCATATGCTAACTCTGTAAATTTAAGTTCTAACCTTACTTTGCTAAAAAGTTCGGTAAAAAGTTTCTTGTACTGAGCTTCACTAAAATATTTATAATTATCATATGTATTAATCGAGTCTTTTTGTAAAACGCCTTTTTCAGCAAGCATTTGCCTTAAAGCATTTTTTTTGTTTTGTAATTTGGCATTTAATCCTAGCCATTCTTTTATTTCTAATTTTTCTAGCATTAAATCACCTTTAAACACATTGCATGACGTGTTTCCCCATCAATTTCTATAGTTTTTACGAATGGAGCAATTGTCATTTTCATGCCATAAAACCGATTTGCAAAAGCAATAGCTTTAATCGCTTGATTTACTGCAGATGCTCCAACTACCAATATCTCAATCGGCTCTTTCTTGTAATTTTTGTGAATTACAAAACCTAAACTGGTTGGTTTTGTTTCTTTTGAACATTTAAGTTCCATTTTTTCTTTCCTCCTTTAATTTAAAAATTTTGCCTTCTTTTACTTCAATTACTCCTTCTTTGATTTTTTTCTCTAAAAATTCGTAAAAGAAATATCCCATACGATTTAAGGATTCTTCTTTAGAAATCTTGTATAATATTTCAATACCATTATAATTTTCTATTTCCATTTTTTCTTTCCTCCTTTTCATCATATGAGATTGTTTTTTTTATATGTAGCAAAGAGTTGAACTGTGTTCAATTAAGTTTAGCCAAAATACATACTTTTGGGAGAGGGAGCTTGGATAAACACTCTTTGCCAAGACCATTGAGCTAATATGCTCTAGGTTTCGTCTTAATTTACAAAGACTCATCAGTTGGCTTATTTGTTCTATGCCAATTCCATTCATTTAAAACAGACGCTAGGAATCTGTTTGAGGTGATAAAAAAGAAAGATGTTCCTTTCATTTGTTTTTATTTTCTGCCTAGCACAGTTTGTTTCTTGTTTTAATTTTTTTATATTTTTTGTGTATAATTTAGAAACATTTATTTTAAAAAAATATTTATATCAACTTTATAATGTTGAGATAAAATTTTAACTTCATCAAATTTAAACCTATTAGGTTGTTTCATTTTCTTTGCAAACGCTGTGGCTGTTATACCTAATAATTTTGCAATGTCTTGTTGTGTTTCTCCATGTTCAGCCATTAAACCTTTTAATTTAAATACATTCATTTTATTCCTCCTTAATTTACTTCTTCATAATTTTTGCTTATAAGTATGCACTTATAATTGCCATTTTTTTTGCTAATTTTTAAGCATTCCCCATCATTCTTTTTAACAACAATACAATCATAACTGTTAAAATGTTTAATTTTATTTATTTTTAAATACTCTTCTACTTTTTCCATTATTTAACACCTCCTAATTTTTAAACCAATAACTACGCAACAACTACATTAAAAAAGTGTGCTAAAAACCTAATGCTTTTTAACACACTAAAATTTAAATTATTCAAATATTCCTTATGAGTTTTCGACAATTCCATAAGGCATTAGGCTATCTGGTCGCCACCCCTTTTTTCTAAAAGTGCAATTCACAAAAGCTTTAGTCGTGATGCTTTTGCTACGATAGATTTCTTCATTTACTGATACTGACCTATCTTTATCGGTTGTGTTTCGGTAGGTGGTGCGAACCGATCCGCAAGTGTTTCCACCCTTTACTACCAACTCTATAATTCTTTCGGCTGGGCTTTCAAGAGTTCTATTTCCAGCGACTAGGTATCAACTAGTCATTTATTGTTTCTCAAAAAGAAACATCAACAAGATTATATAACAATAAATTTAATTTGTCAACAGTTTTGTTTCGTTTTTTTAAACAAATGTTTACTTTTTTTAATTTTTGTTTATAATTGTGCTATAGTTTGTTTTAAAATATGAAACAAGGAGAGACTATTATGAATAAATTAAAAATGTTAAGAAAAGAAAAAGGATTAACGGTTAGAGAATTAGGAAAAGCAATTAATATAAGTTATGCTGCGATTTCAAAAATGGAAAACAATCATCAAAATATAAATAACGATTATTTGCAAATATTATCTGATTATTTTAATGTATCAACAGACTATCTTTTAGGATTGTCTGATATACGAAATCCAGAAAAAGAATTAAATAAAAAACAAGAATCAGATCCTATCTTCTTTTCTTTATATGAAGAAGTAAAGGAATTAACAGATGAACAAAAAAAAGAAATATTAGAAATAGTAAAAAAGATTAATAATATGAGGAAATAATAATGACTTACAATATAGATTTTATTTATAAAGAAACTAACCTTCCAACTAGATATACTTTAGAAAAATGTTTAAATTCTTTA